TCATTACCCTCAGCATCAACAACTGATACTATTTCAGAAATATCATTTCCGGAAAGTTCTATTTTAAGAAATTTTTGAAAATCGCCTACTTCTATTATTTCTTCAACAAAACGTCCTGATATTATTTTACCTTTTGCTTTAATGGCATATGCTGTTGGTGCTCCAGTTTGTTCATCAACACGAGCAACAACAACTGGATTTGAAGATTTGGCGAAATCAACATCTTCATTTAATATAAAACTTGCTCCACCTTGAGAACCTAATTCTGTATCTTTTTTTAATACAAATAAATATCTTGAATCAGGACCTAAACCATTAACATTTGAAGGTATGATGGCGAAAAATGTTGCTATTCCTACAGAAGATGGATTTCCAGAAAACTTATATCCATGCGGTTTTCCTATTTTTAAAACATTATTAAACTCAACTGCTGTGTCTAAAAATGACTCATTTACAGAATAGTCTAAATAAAATGATAAAATGTCGCCTACATAAGCAACAGTATCTTTCATTAAAGAGTCGAACGACGCTTCATTCTTGTCTTTTGATATATTACTATAATAGCGTTCTGAATAATCATCAAGATCTCGCCTAATAGACTCAAAATCACGACTTGTATATCGTATAAGTGGTAAAACTTTTCTTTTAGAAATAGTCATTTATTTTTTCTCCCAACATTCATTATTCCAAATGCGATAAATATGGGATCGAGATATATTATATTTAATGGATAATTCTCCAATATTTATATCTGGATTTTTATTTTTTTCTTCTCTTATTTCTTTAACTATTTTTTCACCTATTTTAGAAGATAATAAAATTCTATTTAATTTTGTATAACAAACATATTGATAATTGTGATCAATCCAAGTTTTATTTTTAATTATATGAGCAATAGTTGCTTTTTTTACATTATATATTTTTGCCAATTCATTATAAGAATAATTATCATTTTTATAAATACTTCTTATCTCATTAACTATTTCCCATGTAAAATGAGTTAATGGATGTTTGTCTCCTGATAATTTTCCTTTCATTCTTTTAGATATATTTAAACATACTTTTGCTGACCTTTTTATACCTAAACAATTTCCGGCAACTTGACAAATATTATATTCTGGTTTCAAAATATTTAAATAATATTGTTCTCGTTCTATTAAAAGTTCTTTATTTTCAACTATTTCTATTATTTCAAAAATGAAGTTTTCTTTGTTATATTTATTATAAGAGTTTTGTAAATGACTATTTTTGTGAATATTTTTATTTAAACTACATCTATGATCGGACCATCTCTTTTTAAGATTGACGGCACTGCCTACATAACATTTATTATTTATTATATTAGTTATTTTATATATTCCACATTTTGGTAGGACTTTTCGTTTTGATATTACCATATTTTAATAAATAAATAGTTAAACAACAACTATTTCATCATCTTCTATTGTTATATTTATATTTCCCAAAGAATCAAGAGGAACTATATTATAAAATATCTTCAATGATAAAAAATTATCATTAGAATTAAAAACAATATTTAATATATTAACAAAAGGTAAATATTTATTAACCTGAGAATGTATTTTTGAACTTATCTCAGATCGTAAAGATGATTCATCTTGTTCAAATAAATATGTTTTTAAACCAACACCAAAATCAGGCATCATTATTCGTTCACCAGGAACAGTTAATATTAAGTTTTTCAAGTTTTGTTTTACAACTTCTTGATAAGTTTTATTAAGTTTTAAACCATCTTCTGAATCTTGAGACAATGGTAAAGAAATAGAAAGACCGCCCATAATATTATTCCTCCTTATCAACACAAGGCAAATCGAGATTCAATCCAGACTCTAATGACATTGTTTTTCTTTTAACTTCTTTGCCTTTAGCAGATTCGAAGACTGCGTCCAAATCCAATGCCAAATATAAAAAGCCCAACGTAGAAATAGGTGGGCCAATTCCTGGTCCTAATGGATAAGGCGGAAATACATTCATGGGCAATTGACCCATTGATGCTTCAATCATTTTAATATCTTTATCTTTTAGTTTTGCTGCATCAACTATTTTTCTTGCTCTACCAATATTAGTATCTGTTAGTTCAACTAAACCTTTCAATATTAATAAAGGAGTTTTTGCGGCCATTGCTAATAAAGAAAACCCTGGAACATCTGGTTCTGTATTTAAATTATCTATAGAAGTTGTTAAAATACCAGCATTGCCACCCTTTTCTTTATTTGATTGATCATCATGATTATATATTCCACCATTTAATAATGTTTGAAATACACTCTTTAATGAACTTTTTGTTCCACTAAATATATTATTTAAATTTTTAATATTTGATAAATAAACCATATTATATAATAATATTAAAGAAACTATCCTATTTAATGGAAAACAAAACTCAAATAAAAACTTATATTCAGGTGTATCTAATAAACTATTTTTAAGTTGATCAAGTTTGTCATTCCAAATATCTGATACATTACTATCTGTAATAAAGTTTTGTAAGTTTTCTTCTGGAACTTCTACACAAACTAACGGAAAAGAATTTATTTGTCTTTGTGTTACTTCAGAAATAACTTCTCCATTTACTAATTCAGAAAATTTTATATAATCACCACTAACTGTGGTGTTCTTTCCTTCAAATGTTTTAAACGCTTTATCTTTTAATGTAGCATCTTTTGTTTTTAATGAATTGAAAATACTGTTATTCGTAAAGGCACTTGTGCTTTCAAGAGAAACAATATTGTGAGTTGAATTTCCACTTCCTGCCAAAGCAACTCCAGAACTTAGCGTATGTGTTGTAAAAGTTTCATCAAGTGGAGGAACATATGAAAGTCTCAAACCATATGACCAACTTCCAAACTCATCAACAAAGTTAAACTTTGGAGAGTTTGGACGTAACTCAATATCTCGCATTGTTATTTGGATAAAGTCTCTAAAATCATCAATATTGACAACACCAAATAATGCTTTTTCTTTTCTTTTTAATTGAAGTTCTGAATGGTTTGAATCTCTGTCTTCAAGTCTAATATATTTTTCTAATATTAAAGAACCATTGGATAGATCAAATTTAAGTTTTTTATCTAAAAAGTTATTTTCTATTATATTTGTTGTTTGACTTATATTTTTAAGATCAACATTAGCAAGTCTTACTTTACCATTAGCAACATCTAATAATGGTATCCATTCTTCAAGTAATATTTTATTCATATCAACAGAACCTTGAGAACTTATAAGTTTTGTTATTCTCTTGACTATGGACAATATTTGTGTTTTTATTATATAATTTAATGCGATATTAAGATCATCTGTTGTTTTTTGTCCTTCTGCTTCCCCTTTATCAACAAGATCATTAAATGTTTTTATAACTTGTTCATTAAACTGAGTTGAAAAGTTTTTATCTTGAGTAATAGAACCAATATTAATAACATTTTCTTTTATTTTATCTATAAAATAACTTATAAGAACATCATCTATTTCCTCTAAAGAAGATATTTTAAACTGTGAAAAAACAAATATTGACTTTAATATTAATTCTATAACAAACAAGCGAATAAATGTTACGACTGCTCCACTTACTCCAGATTGTTCTAAGGAGTTTAAACTTCTTTTTGTTAATCCGTCAGTCATTGGAGAAATATTTTCATCACATTTATCAAAATCATCTTTCATTTTCTTTTTTAATGAAGCAAGATCTAATAAATGAGGATCGCAATCTTTTGTATCAGGAGTAAAATCTACTAATGATAAAACTTTTGAAGAAAATAAAGGAGACATTGATGTTCGTCTTGAAAAACTTCCTAATAAGTCAATAAAAATATTATTATATATATCGGTTTCAAACTTCTTTCTAAAATCTCCATTAATATAAGCAGCATTACGAGCGTCACCGACACCATTAGCATATAATGGTTTATCTGCTTCACTTCCATTTACATATATTGTTGCTCCATTATTCCATATTTTAGATACAAAACTTCCAAAATAACTTTGAGGTAATGCCGTATCATCTATTTTATTTAAACCTTTATTTTGGTTAATAGGAATGACTTTGGAAACATTAAACAAAGTGCGTGGTTCTACTTGAAGAGAACTTTTTTGGAATATAGAAATATTATATTCGTCAATATTTTCATTTTGATTTGAAGGTAAAATATATTCTATAAAATGATCTGTTGAGTCAAGTTCATTTATTTGATCTTCAACACTTTTTATTTCTTCTTTATTTATTTTTTTCCCAATATCTGCTAAAATCTTAGATTGATCAACATTTACAACTTTTCCATCTTTTTTAGTAAAAGATAAAAGTTTTGATATTAAACTTGAGTTAATACTATTAGGAATATTGAATATTAGTTTATTATTTTGTATTGAAAAAAGTCTTCGATCGAATTCAATATTTTCTAAATTTTGTTTAAGACCATTAGCAAGATATCCAGTTGTAAAACTTATTCAAAAACTTGAACTTCGTCAACAAAAGACTCTGGATCATCTATATTTTCTAATACAGGAACACCTTGTGCTTCAAGTCTTTTAAACTCTGGGTTTATTATTTTTGCTTCGTTCCCTTCGGGGGTTGTAACTATCATTTCTCTCTTAACTATTTTTGGAACATTTATTGTTGATGTTTCTTTTAATAAAGTTGGAAAAGATGATATCTCTTGGTCAAAAGACATTTTAACTCCATCATAAACAACATCTATTGTTTTATCTAACATATATTTAAATGATGGATGATCTCGTTCTATTAAACCTTTTGAAGTATTATTGCAAAAAATAGGAGGCAAAACATCTAACTTATCTTTTTGTAATAAGTCTAATAAGTCTTTAAGCCTATCTCGTTTTCTCTTGTTTGCTAATGCTATTTGTTGATCTATTTCTTCTGCAGACAAACCTTTATTTTGTAATATTTTTCTTTTTCCTTCTTCAGGATCTGGACATAATTTAGATATTTCTTCAAATGTTTGAGTTTGTTGAGATATTTGATCTAATAAGTTATCTTTATTTACTAAATTTCCAAAACTTTCAAACAAATCATCTATCTTTGCTGGAGTGTCTAATACTGGTTTTAAAGCAAAAAATTTTTTACTTGTCAAACAATTAACAAGTTGTATAGTTTCATCACTTGCTTCACCATTTAATAAATTGCTTATTTCAGACGGAGATAATAAATCTGAAAGATTATCAATAAGATTTTTTAAGTTGTCAGCAAATGTTTCATTGCCAACAGCAGATATTTTTAAACTATTTAAAACATCTTTATAGGAGTCAAGATCCATATTTGTATTAAAACCCTGTTTTAAAAGATCGTTCATATTAATCTGACCAAAATTTATATCACTTAAATCACCACAATTTTCTAATATACCTATTAATATTTGTTTAACAACATCAACCAAAATAGATATTAATATTTCTATAATAGCAGTTTCTATTCTAATAGTTATTTCACCCATAATATCTATTGTAGGTAAAAGATCATTTAGATCAATAGTTGGTATCTTAAAATTAAAATCAGGTAACTCAAAGTTTAATAACTCACATAATTCATCAGGAATAAGATCTGCTAATGCTTTACGAACTTTTTTATCTTCACAAACATCTTCAAGAAACTTTTCTCCTTGTTTTCCCAATGCTTGAATAATAGTATTAATAGGTATTTTTTGAAGATCATTTATTGAATGTATTTTTCTTCCAATAGTGAAACCTATTCTTCCTAAAATAATAGAAAGTTCAGAACTTGGTAAATTTTTATAACATTTATTAATATTTGTTCTTATAGCATCTTGAACTTCTTTAATATCAATAAAATTTATACCTAATTTATTAGTTACAACAGTTCCTGTATCAAAAATACTCATTCCATATTCACTTGAAAGAACACTTAAAAATGGTTCACAAGCAAGATTTACTAAAAATGATTTCGCAAGATCACAAAGATTTGGAAGAGGTAAACAATCCAAAGCAGTTTCAATCAAACTTTTTAAACTAACTTTATTTAAAACTTCTTGATAAACATCTTCCAAAGAATTTACTTGATCTAATAACCCTTTAAAGTTTGAAACAGAAAGAACAACATCCCCAACAAAGTCTTTTTTATTTTCATTAGACTTGAAAATTGCTTGCTTTAAAGAAATAGAACTTAATAATTCGTCTTCTTCTTCTTTTTCTTCTTCAGTTTTAACAGACTTATCATTAAGTCTTTTGGTAAGATCTTTTATGTTATTTATTGGAGAACCAACAGCAGCATTTTTAGGATCATTAACATCTAAACTTAATGATAATTTAATATCTGGTGGACGTTCAATATAGTCATTTAAAAAATCTACAAGAGCAACTCCCGTACTTTTAGCACCTTGCCTTACTACATTATTTTTATTGACCAATAATGATAATGTTCTATCATTAGAAATAGGTTTTGTTTTTATGAAAATATCAAAATTCGTTGTAAGTCGTATTAATGAATCGCCATCATCAATAACAACATATAATGGTTTAAACTTTTCAGTTGTTCCTATAATAATAAGATCTGATTGATCTTCTCTTAATAATAAACCATTGGATATTAATAAATTTTCTAAAACTGAAAATACACTTTCAACTCTTTGTGCTTCTTTATTAAGATTAATATTAGAAACTTTTGCTTTTATATTTTCTATTTCATTTGCATAACTTCTAATAATATCAGAAATATTTTTTATTGTTTTCCTTAATTCAGAAGAATTCAAAATAATTTCTTTTGCTGCTAAAGGCAATTCTTCAATAGTATTTTCTATAGGTTTATTTTCTATTGCATCTAAAAACTGAGCTGGTATAGTTACTAATACTTTCATTCCAAAAACTGGAATATCATCTGTATCAGGTTCACAAGATGGATTTGGCCTAACTGGAATAAAATATTCTTTTGCTTCTGCTATTTTTAGAAATTTATCAAGAATATTTTTTGTAAAAATTTTATTATAAACTTTTAAAAGATTTGTTATACCTAATATTTTTGCTTCTTCTAAACGAGATGGTAATAAACTTCCACCAGTATTTTCATATTTTGTATGAATAGTTATATTATATTTATTTGTTTGAGGATTGTAAAAAGGAGTTATTTCATCTAATGTAGTCCAATCAGGTATTAATAATATATTTGGTATTTGTGAAGTTCTTCTTGGAGTAATTGTGCTTCTTTTAACTTTTCTACATATCGAAGCTTTACTATCTTTATTTCCAAAACCTGTTTCTAAAACACCAGCAAGATCTTCACTCACTAATCCTACAGCAGCAACCACTGCTGTATTACTTTCTTTAACAACTCTTTCAGTTGTTAAACCTCCTTCAAGTTGTTCTAAAATTTTTGGAGTAGGTATTTGTGGATTTCCAGATTCTTCTGCCATAATATTATTCTAATTAGTTATTTTATATATTCCAGTTATTATATTATCAATTTGTATTATTCCAACGCGACAAAATATATTTTCCACCTGCAGGTGAGAAATAACTTATTTTAAACAAAGCAAGATTTGCTTTATGCATCATTAAAGATCGTTTTGCTTGTAATAAATGATCAACCATACATTTTATTCCTCCACTCACAACAACAGGTGATGGAGTTGTTGGTAATCCAAAAAACGGACTAAAATGAAAATGATGTGTTAATGCTGTATTAAATGCCATTTGTGACATTAATATACTATCAACAATACCGTTAAGCTTATCTAAATGTAATGTAAGTTTTCGTAATGCTTCAGCTGTATGTTTCCCTTTTACCATTGGTTGTAAATCAGAATCATCATTTCCAGCAATAAGATCAATACCTAAAATACTATTTATACTTCCACCTTGAGAATTTGTTCTATCACCACCTGTAACAAGTTTAATACCTTCACGACCAATAAGACGAACACCATCTGCTTTTAAAGCAATAGCAGACTTTGTTTTAGATATGCCTATATTTCCAGCAACTAATTGAAAATTTTCATCTACATCAGTTTTTTGACTAATATATATTCT